CCCGATTTAAGGCCCGAAGACCTCAAACCGCCAGTTTCCTCATGACTTGCTTCCGCAGTTTGGCTGGTAACTCGTACACAGCATGCCTTTGCAGGTAACACAAGGACTGGAGGGCTCCTCACCCAAACTCCATGGGAGATATAGGGAGCCCAAATCTTAGCCTAAATCGCAACCTCTTGTACTTGGTAGACGAGCTTAAAATATACACGAAGGAGTTTCTCGCCTTCATCCGTGCCAAGTACATTCGAGGGGTCGAAAACCACACGGTACGCGACGTTCTCGCCTTCCCCGGAATTGGATACACCTTTAGGGGGTTCTACCCACTGAGAGTATCCTGACCAGGGGTTCCGAGATAGGGTTCCTCCAACTCTGATGGTCCGCACAGAATTGCTTCTGGCGATTTCTGCTGGTGCTAATGCCAGCGTCTGATCTTTGGAGAGACCGTTGAGCCCACGTCCTGGTACCAGACAGATCTTTAGCTCCCCAGCGTGCTTAGTAGGCCGTAAGAAGGACACCCAGTCCAACTGCATGGTCTTCAATTTCCACGCAATTGTCCGGGGGGGCTTCGTCCAGCCAATTGTTGCACCTGGTCCGAAGGCAAGGGCTTGAACTTTAAGTTTATTAGCTCCCTTGTCGAGGTCTAGGTCGAAACTGCTTTCAAAGATCGATTCTTTGATAACAGTCCCGGCTAGGCGAGGAATGCTCCTGGGAGGGTTGTTGTTGTTTCCACCTCCATTCCTCCTTCGAGTGATCTGTCCCTGTGGTTGACGATTCTGTCGACGCCTTCTGTTCGAACGTGCCACCATGTTTACGGATGCGCGGAGCGAAAGCTTTTGCAAGTTCGATGCGTGTGGAAAGAATAGAAGAAAATGAGCTGAGCAATACAGGAGTGTAGTACTTTGGTGCTTCTATCCTCAAATTGTGTTTTTGGTAGGTCGCGAGATCGCCAAAATTTGGG